CGCCCATTTCAGACAGAATGTGCGTCTCTGCGTCAACGCGCAGATACACTTCGTTGACTTTGATTAGTTCAATATCAGACATAACAAAGAGAGGAAATGGCTATTCGCCACCTCGCTGAACAAAGTTCTTTACGAACTCTTCAGCGTTCTCCTCTAGCACATCGTCGATGTCATCAAGCAGATCATCAATACCAGTAGTATCGACTTTTTCTGATTTGGTGGTATCTTGCTCTTTTGGAGCTTCTTCAGTCTTCTTTGCCGTCTTCTGTTCTGACATTTTATTGCCCTGTTAGAAATTGTTGCCATTTGATTGCATTGTTGATCTGAAAGGAGCGATTGTTGATTTGAGACATAATACTCTTGATCAATTCTATTTTCTCTTTTTGATCGCCTAACTCGATCACATACTTATTTAGGATTGGATCACCGTCAACAAATCGTTGCGTGTCCTGTTTCATCACCTTCAGGTCAAACGGCTCCCAGTTATATTTCTTCAGCGTATCTTCGTCGAGCTTGCCAGAGAAGTATAACCATCGAAGCGTCTTGACCTCTTCAACTCGTGCTGCCATTCTTCTAAGTACGGCATTCTCAGCAGACAGCATCTTGTGATATTTGTGATGTAGATCAGGAATTTTCAACGATTCACTATCAAGAGAAGTTGAGTCCATCGACTTGTCCTTCTCCCACTCATTCATAATATCATCAAGCGTCACTGTGCTACGTTGACCTCTACGTTGACAACGATGTTCGGGCGAATGGTAGGTGCGACAGGCTTTGAAGTAACTACACCTATCTGATTCGTGCGATCAGACATAACAACATTACCATCAGGCAGAGTAATAATATTGCGAGCGATGTATGAAACGTCGTTACCCACACCAACAGGAACAGCCGTGAGCGTAACCGGAATCTCAGCTATCTTCCAAGCAATAGCACTAGGCGGGGGGTCGATATAGCTGTCAGGAGTAGCGCAAGCGACCTTCTCTTCAACTACATCAATAATACGAAAAATGCACGTCTCGGTAATACGCGGATCATTCTCGATGATACCAACAGTGAAAATTGCAATTCCGGTAGTTGAGGTTGGAATATGGATATAGCTAGGTGATACCTGTGCCGTGGCTACTGAACTAACCAGTAGCGCAATAAGAAAGCTGATTACTCTGATCATGGGAATACTCCTTTACAAATAAGTTCACATATTATAGCTGCGTAATCTACTATGTCAAGTCTTTTTATGTAGAAATAGGTTTTATTTCGTATCGAAGGTATCTAAATGAGGCTGTAACGGTAAGATAGTCTACGTCACTTGAAGTGGAGCTAAATTGAAGAGGAGAAACATTGATCGGAAATAGATCAATGAAGGTGCATTCGTGTGTGGAGTTCATGTTGGAATTAAGAATCATCAGCGTAGCGTCTGACATAACGGCATCCTGAAGACCTGTGCTAATATTGTTTTTATACTCGTCATAACTCTCAGGGAATCCAATGGCACGCATCCAGTTCATAATTTCAATGAATGTATTCAGGTCTTCATCCACCTTAAATTCAACGATCAAAGGATCATACTCTACTGTTCGCCCTGGGCGATAGCTTATTTGAAATGGTGTTGGATGCTCTGCATCAGGAATTGTCATTCCTGGTAATGATACACCTTGAACAAACCAGTTGATGTTTGGTAACTTTCTCACATGAAAGCGAAATCCAAGATTAGACAGCATATTGATATTACTAGGCTGTGGCATTTTCATCGTCCTCTGCGTAGTAGATACGCTTGGCAAGAGCTTCTATGTTTTCTTCGCGCACATCGACATAACCACGATCAATCAGAAATCGAGCGCGATCAAGGCAGCGTTCAGTGACTTCTTGAGTTGCATATTCCCATTTGAGTTTCTTGCGTTCCATGATTCTATTTATCAAACGCAAAAAGGGGCACCCCCGAAGAGGTGCCCCCTAATGTTTGCTCGCTAATGCGAACTCATATTACATGAGGTTGCGAACGAGAACCGATCGGTAGTAGACGTTTCGGTTACCAGCGGCAACTGCGGACGATCCGTTCAGGTCAATCGCACCCGCACCATTCGTTGTTGCGAATGGATTTGCAACCATTCCGTAACGAGTCTTGAAGGCGATCTTTGGCTGGAACGAATTCTCACCAACTGCTCGCACCATCTGGAGCGGAACGTATGGGCAGTAGAAGAGCCCAGCGTCATATGCGCTCGATCCCTTGTATCCCACGGTGAAGTATTCCGTTCCACCGAATCCGGCTGCTCCCGAAGCAAATGACGAGTCGAAGTATGGGTCAATAAAGACCTTGAAGCGACCATTGAGAACACCAGCGAAAGTGTTGCCCGTGTCATCGACGTTCAGGTTGTCCGAAAGGGCTGGAGTGTGATCCAGCAGCCCAGCCATCGAGAGAGCAGAAGCAACATCTGACGAGCAGATGATGAGGTTGCCCTTCCCGCGTCGAGTTGCCTTGGCGATCTGGTTTGCTTCGCGCTCAAGCTGGAACATAAGTCCCTTGAATCGCTCAACACTCCAGCGTCCGTTGGCATCGACATCGAGATCAAACTCACCAGCGGTTGCTGTGTTCGTCTGCGCTCCATCTGTTGCGGACTTGTTGATTGTGCGAACAACCTCTCGGTTGATCTCAGCAAGAATCTCAGCGGACAGAATGTTAGCAAGCTCTGTCTCAGCATCCAGACCGTGAATGGCCTTGAGATCCTGAGCAAGCTCGACTGTGTATTCTGCCTTGAGGGCTCGCGACTTGGCTGTGACTGTCACCTTGTCGATGACAAATCCCATCTCAGCAATCTGGGCACCAGTATCACCAAGAGTTTCTGCATTTCCTGTATCCATACCACCCTGAGTAACAGCAGCATCAAGAATCGAGTGTGTGTTAGCATGGATAGCAGGTGAACCAAGATTACCTTCTGGGAAGTCTGTTGCAGAGAACGTGGTGTTAGCCTCATTAAACAGAGCTTCGTTGGTGTTTCTTGATCCGGCATCGTTGGTTGATGTTGTAAGCGGTGCATACTGAGAATACATCGCAAAGATCAGGCCTGTTGGTCCTGTCATCGGCTGAACGCCGCAGATGTCATATGCGATCAGGTTTGGCATTGATCGTCGAACAAGCGAGATGAGAACTGGGTCATATGTAGCAACACCTGTTGCTCCACCCGGCGTTCCGATTGCATTGGCTGGTGCCTCATGTAGCGACTGCTCACGAAGTGCCTGCTCCTGGTTCTCAAGAAGAACCGCCGTAACTGCCGCTCGATAGCGATCAGCAATCTTTGGCATGTCCTCATGCTCCAGAACAGGGGCCCACTTTGTCTGTAGTTCCTCTGAAAGATACATTTAATACTCCTTCTGTGAAAATGTTCAGGGCCCTTGTATTCCCTGATCTTTCTTATTTATATAAACCCGAGTCTACACTCGTTCCACAAGTTACTTGAGCTGACCACCCAGAACGCGAACGTACTGTGACATAGCGTCATCCAGCTTTGGTTGCTCGACAGACTCACTAAGTGTCTGTGCGAACTCCTCGTCCACATCTGCGTCGTCATCTTCTGTTAAATCAACACCCTTTGGAAGATAGCTCTCCTTCAGGATGTTAATCGCCTTTCGATACTGATCCTCATCTTCAAACTGAACGCTCTCAGCAAGATCAGCAATCTTTTCAATTTGACTATCAGCAAGCTCTGAAAGCTCATCAATGAGAATACTCTCACGGACAACTTCAGTTCGTGCATTCTGAAGATCAATGTTGGCCTCGATCTGCTCATTGAGAGCAGCCTTTAGCTCATCAATCTCTGTTGCCATCTCATCGAGAACATCAACCTTCGACTCTGGAACGTCGATGTAGCTCTCAATGAAGAGCTTCTGAAGACCACCAATGAACTCCTCTGCGATCTCTGCGCGTAGGCCACGCTCAACAGCCAGCTCATTCTTGGTCATCCACTCTTCAACAACATAGTTTAGATAGTCATCAATCTTGTTAGTCAGCTCTGTCTCATGGACGTTGATTGACTCAGCAAGTTCTTGCTTGAAGGACTCCTCAAGCTCATCGAGCTTGTTGTTGACCTGAACGAGAACTGCTGCCTCGAAAATGGTCTTTGCCTTCGTCTGGAAATCCTCTGAAAGATCCTCGCTGTCGAACATAGCAGCGACATCTTCAGACAGATCAAGATCATCTGCTGTGATGCGTCGTCGAATCTCTGCGACCTCTTCCTCCGCGATCTCTTCGTTGTCGTCGCTGTCGTTCTGCTCTTCCATGACTGCGGAAAGAAGCTCTGCATAGCGAGCGCGAAGCTCATCCTCGTCAAGCTCTGTGACTAGATTGAAGATGTCCTCATCCACTTCGATGATCTCGACATCCTCGTCACTCTCTTCGGCAAAGAGATCAAGATCCTCAACCTCTTCCTCTTCCTTGACCTTCTGCATTGACTCTGCTCCGCCCTTGTCAGCCTTTCGCTTTGCTGTCTTGGATGTAGCGTTAGATGCTTTTGCAATGTCAGCGTGCTTGTCCTCGGGATCAGTCAGGAGCTTGTCCTTCATTGGCTCTTCGACTCCACCCTTGGCCTTTGGATCGTTTCCGCCCTTACCTGGATCTCCACCTTCAGATGGCAGTTCAGGCTGCCCTGGTGTTGAAACCTTTGGCGTTGGCTTACCTGATTCAGCGCCTTCCGCGATATTTCGGATCGTGCTTTCAAGACTTCTCTTGCTCATTGTTCGACTCCTATGTAAGAACGGTACTTCTTACCGATGTGTGTCTATTTATACAATCGGCTACTTCAACAGCAGCTTCATGTACGCTGTAAATGCTTCGAGCTTGCGCTCCTCCAGCTCCTTCGCTGTCATTCGTTTCATGCTCTCTGCCATCTGCTCAACGCGCCATGTGTTAGTGCCAGCATCATACCAATACTCGCGACCTTCCATGATACCTTGAACGAAAGCGTTGGGTGCAGAAGGATCAGCAACAATGTCAGCAGCAGTAGCAAGATGGAAATCGTCTTGGACGATCTGAATACCATCTCGATCCTGCTTCAGTGATCCCATTCCGCGCGAAGAAACACCGAGTTGCGCTCCCTCAGAGATGAGGTTACGAACGATGTTTCCGTATGGAGTAGCCAAAATCTTGGCTGTTCCAATAAAGTCATTTCCATTCTCGGAAATGTCTGTAATCATATGCGAGACTCGATCAAGATTGATCGTTGGTCCCTCTGGATGCCCAAGCTCACCGAATGCTCGGTTCTTTTTGACATACTCGTCATTGTAGCGGTTGACTTCTCGGACCATTGTTTGCTTTGGATACATGCGACCATTGCGGTTCTTTACTTCAGCCTGCATGAATGGCCCACGGATCTTGAAGGTCTTCTCCTTCTTTCCTTCCGCGAGTTCAACCTCTTCGACAATGTATTCTACTTGCTCTGTCAGTTCGCTAATTAGCTTCATTGGATTCTCCTAGAGATCGTTCAACGCATATAGACGACCAGTTAGTTTAGCTTGCTGAAGGGCGAACTTCTCCAGCTTTGCAAATTCAGAAGCAGATGAAG